AAAAATATGAGCAAGGCGATTATGATGGCATGATCGAATCCACTAAACCTGCCGGTGGTGGGGGCACGATGGTTGAGTGTGTGCCGAGATACATGGACGAGTACGGCATCAACCCCGAAGTTGTTGTGGTGTTCACCGATGGTCATCTCGGTGGTACGTGGGGTACGTGGCGCTGCCCCGTGTTGTGGTGCATTACATCCAAAACAATCAAAGCGCCGATAGGTTCTACGTTACACATAAAGATTTAATAGGAGAGTTATATGGAAGTTAACCAACAAGCAAACCAACATGCAGCGGCGGCGTTTCAGCCGCCTCGTGTATCGACTGTTAAGAAGTTCACCGACAGATTGTTGAAAGCCAAAGAGGATGTGGCTGGCGTATTTTATGAACCTACGTTTCAGGAATACCAAGGTTTGCACGTAGATAAACGCCTCGCATCCCTGATGCACGAGATCAACACTGCGATGCCCACTGCGAAATTTGGGAGAGATGAAGTACAGACACACCGGGAGATTGCTGTTTATCGAGAAGGCGCACTCCACTGTATGGGGTTGATTGGGTTTGGTCAGTACATGCAGAACTCAGATGCCTATGTGTACATGGTGCGGTCAACACGCATCAAAAATTCACGGTACAAGAAGGGCACACTGATGTACTACACCATGCTCACCACGAGCCTTGATCGTGCGGCAAAGCTTGCCTCTGCAAAACTTATACCGTACACACCCGAGGACGATGCAGCCATGTCAATGTACGTACCCAACCGCACCCTGCGGCATGTGCTTGATCGCAAGACCAACTTGTTTTACGACAAGGCTACCTTCGGCCCATCAACCATCATCGAAGAGTTTGAACATCTGATGGACTGCGGTGTGAAGTTTAAAACAGCAGCGTTCCAGAAACTGGCAGAAGTGTTTGGGGATCTGATACGTGATCTTAGGTATGAGCGTATGCGAAGTACAAATATGTATTACATATGGGTCAACGATGTGCGTGGTGTGCAGTGGGCCACAGTCATCACGGCTATGAACGTCAGACAGAACGGACACATCGTGACCGATGGACCGAAACAACTCTTTAAGCTTGATGACTTACCGCACGACATCGCTGCAAAGATTGCAACTTTATCAATTACAGATCATGGATCTTATGTGGAGGGACTTGGTGTGCGACTAGACGATACACATTTTTGGATTGAACGTGACGAACAAGGAGAAGGATAAGCCCATCATGAAAGAACCCATGCGTATGACCAACATCGTGCGGGTTGAAGTATGCAAGGGTAAGTTAATGTTTTGCCCGTTTGATCCTTTGCGGTGGGACTTAGACCCACCAATCACTGCAACTGATATGTCGCAAATACCTGAGTGGATACAGCGCAGACTTGCTGTGCTCATGATGGTTGCACCGACTGAATTTGTAGAAGGCATAGGACGGCGTATCAGCGAAAACATCTTTTGGATTTATTTTGAGGAGAATCATGACACCGGAAGGGAAAGTTAAAAAGAAAGTACGCGAGGTGCTTCAAGCACTTCGCGCTTACTACGTCATGCCCATGACAGGTGGGTATGGCAACTCAGGTGCACCAGACTTTGTGGTGTGTTTTGAAAGCCGATTCATAGGAATCGAATGTAAGGCAGCTAAAGGAAAACTCACAGCCTTACAGGAGAAGAACCTTGCACAAATAAGAAGTGCAGGGGGTTTAGCAATCGTAGTCAACGAGGAGAATATAGATGAACTCAAAGAAAAGCTCATCAACTACTGGTTCCCGTAGGCGTATGTCCCGTTCGGAAGCACGTAAGATTTACAGCATGTATGAATCAGGTGTCACCATTGATGTCATACAGTCGTTGACGGGACGTGCGCGGTCAACCATATACCGCACCATAAGTATTGAACGTACCCGTCGCGGCACACAAGCTGCTGTACCTGCTTCTATCCCACCCCTGATAGTAGTTCCCAAGCAAGAGGACACGCCGCAGCCGTACATCCCCATGTTTAGTGAAGCTGTGCCGGATCAGGAGCAGATCCCCACACCTACGTTTTTACAGCGGTGTGCAATTTCTTTTTGTAGATTTCTTGGCGTAACGGATGGTATGTATGGGAAACACTGATCTAACTGATAAACAACTTAAGGTTCTAAGATATCTTAAGAAGCGAGTAACACCACCCACAGTCAGGGACATAGCCTTGCAGACCATGATTGACAAGAGCACTGTTTACGCGCTAATGACCAGACTTGCACGAATGGGGTGCGTTGAAAGTTTCTTGAAGAAAGATCCTAACAGACCACACATCACAGCAGAGCGTCATTATAAATTTGTAACGATGACACCCAATGCAAAAGAAGCAAAAGAAAAGAAAGAAGATCTCATGTATTGCAAGAAGTTTGCCAAGACACGAGTGACTGTACCCGAGCCTTTTTATAGCGATCCATTCAACATAACAGGAGTAAGAGATGCAAATCAAAACAACAAGCGAAAGCACAAACGTGCTTAAAACTTTCATGCGTCAGTGGAAGTTATTGAAGCAACCCTATCCTTGGAAAGATCCCAAGGTGATTGCCGAGCGTCGGAGAATAGCTGCCCTTGATCGGGCAAGGATTGACTTCAGACTGAGTGGGGATGAATCATGAGTGATTGGAAGAAAGCCCTGTACGGGAATATGACTGATGAAGAAATAGAACAGATGCACAGGGAACTTGCAGAGGCTGAGGAGTTTGAAGAAGCCTTGCGTGATGAGTTTGCCAAAGCTGCTATCACAGGAATACTTGCAGGACGTTGGGGGCAGATGCCCAATAGAAAACCAGAAGACGCATTTGCGGATTTTGCATATCGTGTGGCAGATGCCATGCTCAGAAGGAGAGAACAAGATGTCGATAATGAATCTAAATAAACCAGCAGAAACCGAAACGCAACCTGTCTTTAGGTTGTATGGTATGCCGTATCTACCGCATTACAGTTTTAAGCATAAATGGGTAGGCCCAGGGCATTGGACAAAGCGGGCAGAGTACACCACCACTGAATTGACTGAACTAGGTGCTGAGCTTGTTACTAGGCAATTATGGAAAAGATTTTGGACAGACGAAGTACAAGGATGGAAAAGAATATGAACGACAACGTCAATCACCCAAAACATTATACGAACCACCCCTCGGGTGTGGAGTGCATAGAAGTTACCGAGCACATGAATTTCTGCGTGGGCAACGCTATAAAATATTTGTGGCGAGCTGGCTTAAAAGGCGAGCAGGTCGAAGACCTACGCAAGGCTCGGTGGTACATAGACCGTGAGATTGCACGGATACTAAATACAGGTGGGAAAAATGAGTAGTAAGAAAAAACCTAACCATTTCTATATCGACTCATATCTTATGGAGTCATTGAAGCGCAACCCGTCATTTCATATACGAGTCAAAACACCACTCGGCATCAACCTAAGAGAATTTTGTTTTGTGTTGGTTGACAATAAGCGTTATTTAGCCGATGTCATCACAGGCAGTTTGTACTCAACGTTTACAGGTTACTGCACAAGCACCCAACAACTTCAATTAGTAAGCGGGGGTGAGACATGAGTCCTGCACATAAGTTCGCCATGCTCGCTGCATGGCTTGAGGGCTACGCTGAAGGCTTGCCTGACTACTGTACTGCTGAGAAGTTCAAGATTAAAGAAGCAGCAGAACTGCTGATGGAAGTGTACGAGCAGCGGATGCAGGGTAAAGATGGCTGGCGGGGCAGAGAAGGGGATAGAGCATGAACACTCAAAAGTTGGCTTCCGAGTTCAAAACCAAGATACAGCTTGAAGTCTTGACCACGCTGCTTGAAATTTTACGCGATGCCGAAACCCCCGCACGCGACCGCCTGAAGGCCGCCGAGATGTTAAGTCAGCATGGGGCCGAAATGCTGAAAGACGTAGAACCCCCGCGCACAGGAGCAAAAACATGAGCGGAGATCACAACATGCACCAGAAGCCATATTCCTACTTAGATTTTGAGTGTCCACGGTGTGGGCACTGCTGCCAAGCTGCGGGAGAAGAACACATGACCAAGTTAGAAGCATGGAAAGCATGGTGCGAGAGCGCAGGTACGCCAGACCTTGCAACCGAGTTCACGCTTGAGCAGTCAAGCCACGGCAAGGCGTTTAGTTTTGCTTGGGAGAGCGGTGCCGAGCATAAACGCGAGCGCATCATCGCTGCAAATGCTCCAGAGATCGAGAGGATAAACACTTACATCAAGGAGCTTGAGGAAGCCGTCGCTGCCGAGCGAAACAAGCTGGCCGCTTGGATGATGAGCCAAGGTTACGCAACAGGGCACGGCGACAGCATAGAAAAATTGTTGGAAGAACTTGAGTGGCAAATTGAAGAGCGCATAAGAAACGAGCGTGAGGCGTGTGCAGCAGTGTGCGATGTGCTTGCTGTACATCCTGAATATGCGTCAGACATTACAAAGGTGGCCGCGCAAGCAATCCGAGCAAGGGGAAATAAATGAGCAAGAAAGGACTATTCGATGACGTACCTATTAACAACCCAGAACGAGACAAAGCTTGGGAAGCATTCATCAAACGAAGAGATGTCAAGGCAATGATGAAAGGCAAAAAAGACTTCAAGTTCCCACTCGATGGGTCATATGACCTGTGGTGTATCGCTTGGGAGAAGGCTTGGCTCAGAGGGTTTCAAGCAGCGTGGAAGGAGAAACAATGCAACCCGATACAAAAGTAAAAATCAAATCAACAGGTGAGATTGGCTACGTTGTTAAGGTAGATGAGGATGGGTTCGTGTGCTTGCGCGTACCCGCTGACAATGGCTGGCCTTTCCCGCACTATGTGTTCCTACCACGCAAGCAACTACAAGTTGTTAAGCGCGATAAGAATGAGGACTTGCAAGACGTAGAAGAAGCACCTTTTTAGGAGAGATAGATGAAAATAATAACGATTGATTTTGAAACCTACTACAACCGCGAATACTCACTGAGTAAGCTCACCACCGAAGAGTACATACGCAGTCCATTCTTTGAGGTGATTGGTGTAGCAGTAAAGGTAGACGACAACCCAACGGAGTGGGCAAGTGGAACTCATGAACAGATCAAGACTTGGCTCATACAGTTCGATTGGGAGGGGAGTGCTGGCCTTGCTCACAATGCTATGTTTGATGGTGCCATTCTTAATTGGGTGTTTGATATTCGCCCTAAGCTATGGCTTGATACGTTATCTATGGCGAGGGCTTTGCACGGTGTTGAAGTGGGGGGTTCGTTAAAAGCCCTTGCTGAACGCTATAACCTTGGAGTCAAAGGCACTGAAGTTATCAACGCGATGGGTGTGCACCGCACCGAGTTCACTGAAGAAGGTTTGGCGGCGTATGGCGACTACTGCATCAATGACGTTGACCTGACCTACGCGCTCTTCGATAGACTGATGATGGGTAAAAACTTTCCCACAGGAGAGATCAAGCTCATTGACTTAACACTGCGTATGTTTACTGAGCCTGTGCTAAGACTCGATAAAGAATTATTAGAACAACACTTAGTTGAAGTGCAGGAACGCAAGGAAAAATTATTGGCTGATGCGGCAGCAAACCGTGATGACCTGATGAGCAACCCCAAGTTTGCTGAATTGCTGCGCTCTGTGGGTGTCGAACCGCCCATGAAGATAAGCCCGACAACAGGCAAAGAAACTTACGCAATGGCAAAGAGCGATGAGGAATTCAAGGCTTTGCTAGAGCATGAGGATGAGCGAGTGCAAGCACTTGTCGCTGCCCGTATCGGTACGAAATCCACACTAGAAGAAACACGCACTGAACGCTTTATAGGTATTGCTGAACGGGGGTTGATGCCTGTACCACTAAAGTATTACGCAGCGCACACTGGCAGATGGGGTGGGTCGGATAACCTGAACTTACAGAACTTACCAAGCCGAGGGGCAAACGCTAACAAGCTAAAGAAATCCATACTGCCCCCCAAG